TGGTCGTGCAACACTAGCCAATATTATCACGGCGTGCATTGATGATATAAAGGCACGCCTGGAAGAGAACCCAGTATTTGAAGGGGGAACTAAATTATATAAGGGAAAGGGGGGGGGAAAGGAAGAGGAAGAGGATGATATGGTAGGTATCAATCCAGGATTGGATAGACTACACGGTATACTAACTGGTAGTAAAGATTATAAAGATGAGATAACTGCCAAAATAAATAGTGATTTTAAAGAGTTAACACAGAAACAGCGTGAGGAGATTATAGCAGATGCGACGAACACTACTTCTGCGCGAAAAATTATAATGGATATAAATTTATATTTAACAATGATTAACTATAACCAAGAACTAGATGAAGAATGGATAATATCAATGATTTCCCCCATGCAAACCGCACTTGAAAGTAGTGATCATTCTAATATCAATGAGTATACTATACATTTTTTTAATAATTTGTTGAAATTATATAATGCTAACCCGGAACATTATCCAGGTGAAAAATTACGTGTGTGCATAAATACGATTGACCAATTACAAAAACAATCTAGTGAAACAAACAAAGCCCAATCGGCAACATCTACTACTGTATTCACACCAATTACACAACAACTATCACAAAAACAAAAGGAAGGTCCACGTGATGTGTTAATAAATACTTTAACCAAATTAACGAAAATCAAGAATGACTTGGATAATGGTGTAAACCTTACCGATATTTATGAATACGCTAATATTAAAGTTTCTGAATCTGAACCTGTTTTTACTATTGGAGGTGTAATTACTTATATTGATTCAATTGAGAAAAAACAAATAATTATGGAAGAAGATGATATGAAGTTAATAAATTCAATTAAAGAATTAAATAAGGAAAACATGGATAAAATACAGAAAAAACTTGAAGATAATTACTATGAAAAAGGTACTGTATTCAACACGCAACCAGTAACAGCAACAGCCGGTGGTAAACCGAAAAAAGTAGGCACAAAAAAGAAGCGAGATAAGCAATCCAAACGTATTTCTCATGGAAAGAAAAACAAAACAGAGACATCAAAAAACAGAAAAACCAAGAAAACCGGAACGCGCAAAAATAAAAAATCCAAAAAATAATCCAATTCAAAAAAAGCAACATAAAAACACATAGATAACTAATATAAACTAGTTCTCTATGAATTCGAATCAAAAGAAGGGTCATCCACAAAAGACACCAGGACTACATACGATAGATATCAAACATACAGAATTATTAGATACATTTCATAATACAGAGACAGTAGTTATCCCCGAACTCATTCGCGAAAAAGAGAACCTCAAAGATAAAATCAAACAATTGTCATCGAATCAATATGATGAATACATGGAAATGCGAGATAGAATAAAGGCGATACAACAAGAGGTAAAAAAATTAACCCGCCAAAAAAAGGAATATTTACTGGACAATTCAAAACATATTTTCGATTATTTTGAACAAAAGAAACAAATATCTGCAGATTCAAATACAATTAACCAGAATTCCAATGTTCTCAACTCTTTCTTTAAAATAAAGGCAGTCGACCAGGAATCGGCAGATATTAATCATGATAAATATGCAAAATCGAAGCAATCATATCAACATTATTGGCGAAATGTCACGAATGAAATAGCTAATATCCAGGATTTTGTAGTGTCAACGGATGTATGTGAAACATGTGGAAAGGGTGAACTTATTCCTCAGGATGAAGAAGGTATCATGATTTGTAATAATAGTGCATGTGGGAAATTTGTCACCTATATAATAGACAGTTCAAAACCTACAAACAAAGAACCACCAAATGAGGTATCTTATACCGCATATATTCGCCTTAATCACTTCAAAGAAATTCTCTCCCAATTTCAGGCGAAAGAGACCACCCAAATACCAGATGATGTAATAGATGCAATCAAAGCCCGAATCAAGAAAGAACGAATTACCGACATGTCGCTGATTAATTATGATAAAATGCGAGAAATGTTACGAAAGTTGGGATTCAACAAATATTTTGAACATATTCAGTACATCAATTCATTATTTGGTATAAAACCGCCTATTATGAACGAAGAATTGCACGAGACATTGTGTGTTCTCTTTATAGAAATACAAAAACCATGGGCAGTGCATTGTCCACCGAGTAGGACGAATTTCTTTAATTATACATACACACTACATCAATTGTGTGTACTGTTAGACCAAACCCAATATTTGCCCTATATTCCAATGATGAAAGATAGAGAAAAACAATTAGAACAAGATATGATATGGAAAAAGGTATGCAATGATTTGGACTGGGAATATTTTCCGACAGTATAATGCGCAAAACACATGTATTTCCAACAACTGAATCCTCAATATCACAAATGTTCTCTTACTGCCTAAATTTGTTTCGTTTATATATGAAAAAAATAAACCATCGTTTGATGTGTAGTCTAAAATACACATCAATATATAATTTTCAAATAGTTGCGTCTACAACTGTTATATGTTTCGTTTGCTGCTTACTTAAGCAATACGAATACCACCAACAAGAGTACTACCAAGTGTCATACCTGCACCATTTCTAGCACTGGACCCCATGGAGGGAATAAACACGTCGAGGATGCTAAATGTAGCAGCAGCTGTTAATGCGATGATAACAATCTCCTCAACACTTAATGCCTTTTTGGGGATTAACATAGCACAAATGGCAACAGCCAAACCTTCAATAAGGTATTTGATAGCACGTTTCAAAAGCTCGTTCATGTCAAACATTTCGGTCATACTGAATATATAATATATTCAAATAAAATAATTCGTTCTAAATGGATTAGATATACAACAACCATCGAGGAAATACGCGTACATGTAAATATTATGTTATCCTGAAAACACTTAAATAAAATGTAATATTATAGATTATAATGTCGTCGTTCGAACAAAAGATTATGAAAAACGGTGAACCTAACCCTAAATATGTGGATTTATGTGATGAAGATACCACGATTGCTGGTCAAAAGTTTGCATGTTTGTCATTCGTATCTCCTGAAAAAATTCTAAAGAAACGTGAAGTATATTTGTTCGACCAGTTCATAAAGAACTGGGAGTTCTCTAAATCAATGGAAAGATATTTTGAGTTTATTCATTTCATTTCGTATAAACACAATATGAATGTAGATAACCTGATTGCCGATTTCAATGATTTCGTGAAAGAAGAGTCTGCAAAGCTAAAGAAGAGTGGTATCGAAGATGATTACAAAAATTTCATGGATAAACAAGAAGAGAAACTAAACGAAAAATTCAACAGAGAGCATTCGTTCCAAACATCTGTACGTGGACTTAAGGTAAGAGGAACATTTGCATCACAAGAGGAAGCCGAGCAAAAATGCAAAAAGTTGCGTGAACAAGACCCAAATCACGACATTTTTGTAGGACCGGTTGGGGTATGGATTCCATGGGATCCAGATGCGTACAAGACCGGACGCGTCGAACATCTAGAGGAAGAGCTTAACGCGTTGCACAAAGAAAAGATGAAGAACGAAGAGATGGCAAAGAAGGAATTCGAAGAGCGTATACGCGAAACTAAAAAGAAGGCGATTATGGAGAATATTGAAAAGGCTAAATCGAGTGGTAATGTACTTACCCAGACCATGGACGACGATGGTAATTTGATAGGCGTTAAAGAAACAGTCAACTTTGAGGAACGTGATGTAGCTAATGCAGAATCAACTCAATTACGCAACGAATTATTGATGGAACAAAGTGGTGGCAATGACTCACTCGAGAATGTGGATTAACCAAAATAAAAAATGATATAAACATATGATGTATTTTATTATAATACATCATACTAACAAATGACTACACTTTGTGACATATTGTATCGAAAATACATTATATCTAGTGATAATATACTTCAACCTGAATGGATTGATTCAACTAGTGTGGATTCGCTATTTTACCATGAATATCGCGAAGAAAATGACATACAGTTTTTATTGTATTCTATTTTTATGTCGATTTATGCAAAATCTGCAAATGATTTTGTAAAAACAAAGTATAATTATTTGAAGCGAACCCTTTCTAATCCTTTTTATAGTGACGAACAAAAAACAAAATTTATGAAAATCTTTCAAAATACACAAAAATTATATCATATATTATGTAGATTTGCATACAAAATAAAATGGAAAAAAACTGAATATGCGATTGAACACGATTTGTTGATGAATCCTATTAGTGAAAAACAGTATTTTG